GCTCTTGCAGTTATCATCAACCGCGTTGCTAACACTATCGCCCAGCGTACACGTCGTGGTGCTGGTAACTGGGCAGTTGTAAGCCCAACAGCATTGACAGTTCTTCAGTCTGCTACTACAAGCGCATTCGCTCGTACAACAGAAGGCACATTCGAAGCACCTACAAACACTAAGTTTGTTGGTACATTGAACAATGCTATGAAGATCTATGTAAACACTTATGCACAGAATGATGATGTATTAGTTGGTTACAAAGGTGCTAACGAAAGTGATGCAGCAGCATTCTATTGCCCATACATTCCATTGATGAGCAGTGGTGTTGTTCTAGATCCAGCAACATTCGAACCAGTCGTATCATTCATGACACGTTATGGTTATGTAGAGTTAAGCAACACTGCTTCTTCTCTAGGTAATGCAGCTGACTATCTAGGCAAAGTTACATTAACTGGCCTAGCATTTAGCTAATCAACTTACCGCAAGGTACGTTACTTACAAAGGACTCTTCGGAGTCCTTTCTCTTTATGTGATAAATACTTTGTATGATTTACACAGGGTAGATCTTATGCGGAAATCCAACCGCGTACAGCCTAGAACGCTGTTTTTCTTAAGGAGAAATTAAAATGGGACGTCCTTTAAATAAAAAATATTTTGGTAACCGCAACACAGGTTCCGCAAGCACCGCAGCTGATAATTCTATCGGTGGTGGAGCAGTTGCTAGTGTTACATTAAACGCATTAGGCGCATATACAACTCGCCCAACAATTACATTTGCAGTGCCAACACTACCAGGTGGTGTTCGTGCTACTGGTACTATTACTTCTGAAGTTGTTAGTGCCGCAGTCAGCGGTACACAAACTCGTGCTTATCCAACAGCCGCAGCCGCAATTGGTTTCAATACTGCCGGTTCGACCTTTACAGCAACCGTAACCAGCGCCGCTCTAACAACTGTAGTTCGCGCAAGTGCTACAACAATAGGTTTTGATGCTGCCAGCGCAAACCTTGCCATAAGTGGTAACAGTATTCACATTACAGGCGCAAGTATCACAGGTACATTATCAATTGGTGGTGTAGCAATTGCCGCTGGTCAAATTTATTATACAGGTGCTCCAAGTACCACTACATCAGCAACATTGTATGCCACATATGCTGACGCAGTTTCTGCAACTAACCCATTAACTATTGTTGCTGGTACAGGCGTTGGCGGTGCAACATTTACACACGGTGTTACATTTGGTGCAGTGACAGCATTAACTCCAGTTGCTCGTGGTTCATATGAAGCATTAGTTGCAAGCGGCGATGCTGTAGTTGCTACAGCTGGTGTAGGTTCTGGACTAACAATCACTCCAACATATCGTGCTAAAGCAGTTGTCATTACAGAAGCAGGTTCTGGATACACAGCAGCACCAACACCGACATTTACACAATCAGTAACAGCTACATCAGTTAACATGTTAGTTGACAGTGGTAACATTCGTACAACTGGAAATCAAGAAAATGCTATTTTGATGACAGCATTCTTAACTGGTGGATCAGCATTACCAGTTGACATTATTAAACAAGTATCTACTAACCGTTTTAGAGTAACTGATGGTACACTTACTGGTATTGTTAAATTAACAGATTCATTAGCCAATGCCGCAGGTGAAGGCAGCGTTCGGTTACTTGACACAGATGGCGGCACATATTTTGCTACTAAACTTACAGCACGTAAAGCTGTTATTACTCGTGGCACTGGCACACAAACAGCATTTGTTACAGGTACATCAGTTCCGTGGAACATGACTGCTGCAACTGCAACATCATTGTTAATCGATAACGCTTAATTAGGTCTGGGGACTTCGGTCCCCTACTAAGGATAATAGATGTCAAAGATATTAAAAATTACCGATGGTGATTATAAGATTAAAACCAGAAACTATGGCAGTATCACTTTAGATACTGGCATTGAAGTGGGTGAAGTAATTGTTACTGGTTCCTTGACAGTACGAGGGAATACAACAACAGTTAATTCTGAAACTTTAACTATTGTTGACCAACGTATTGAACTTAATGTTGGCGAATCTGGGCCGGGAGTAACAACTAAACCAACTGACACTAGTTTAGAGTCAGGAATTTTAATCCATCGTGGTGCTAATAATACTGCTGCTAGTAGAGATGTTCTAGTAGTGTTCAAAGAAGTAGAGCCAGGCTTCCCATCAACTGCCATTGCCGGGCGCGGCACAATACAATTCAAATATTCTAACGGCGATCCAGTTGCTATCAGCACTAACAGTATTAGTGTGCCAGGTAACGGAAATCTTGGATTGATTAATGCAGGTAATGGTTATGTTACAGTATCTGGTACTACTAATTATGAACTCAATGCGTTTAGTTATACTGCATGGAATCTCGCTGGCAGTCCACGTGCAGCATATGCTATTCCTAACGCATTGATAACAGTAGTTGACGATGACGTTATACCAAATGCAAAAGGTCTGGTGGACTTTGTTGATGCATCACTTTACTATTATAGAAGTCCTTTGCTATCAGAAGGCGATACTACAGTAAGAACATACGATGCCCAGGCACCTTTCTTAAATTCACCTAGTAGAATTGAGTTTACAGTTGACGGCAGTTTAAGAGGAAAATTTATTGCCACAGGATTAGATGTTGATAATGTTAATATTTTTACAAATACTATTAATAACGCAACTAACAATTTAATTTTATCTGCTACAACTACTAATACTGTAGAAGTCAATGCATTGTTACAGTTAAATAATCAAGCAAGTGATATAACCGTAGCAGTAACAACTGCAACTCAAATATATACAAAAGCTGCTGAAGGTCCTGGACGTACTGGAATTTATTTTACCAACGATACAGCCTATGGAGCAAACGCATATAACAACGATGAATTAGTAAGTAAGAACAGAGCAGTATTGCTAAGTATCTTACTATAAGGAAAGAACATGGCGATTAAAAATACAGCAATTCCAGCAACAACTGATACGGCAATTTATACTAGTAGCGGAAATAATGCTATTACAACTATCATTGTATGCAATACTAATACAACTCCTACTACTGGAGATAGAACATTAACATTGTATGCAGTAGAACACTCTGGTGCAGCCGTAGGAACTCCTAGTACTGGAAATATGATAGTTCAAACTTTAACAATTCCTGCAGGGGATACTATAAGTTTTGATCAAGAAAAAATGGTGTTAGCTGACTTTGATAGTGTTGTAGCTTATGCCAGCGGAACTGGAATAACAGCAACAGTAAGTACATTACCGGTATAAGACAATGAGATTTTTAAAAACGTTAACACTCAATCGTAGATCAGTTTATGATGACAGATTAGCTATCAATACTGATAGCGAAGTCATTATGAATACTACTGCGTCACTGTTAGTACCTTACGGAACTACTGGCGAACGTACTAGTGACGTTAACGGCATGGTCCGATACAATGCCACTACGAAAGAATTTGAAGGATATCAAGGCGGCGTAGCAGGAGCAACAGGTGGAGGTCAATGGCGTCCTTTTAGATTTAAAGAACCTAATGGTGTTGTTTTACAAGATGTTGGACCAGCTGATGGACCAACGGATACTCAAACTGTATTTGGTCCATTAACGCCTGATCCATTTTTATACGCTACCCACCAATCTGATATAGATACAAATTCAGTACTGTACCCTTCAGGTTGGGTTGCTGGCCAAATGGCTAAAAATATACTAGTAATTACTGAAACTATTGTGCAACTAGGTGGTGTAAACTTTAACATTGTACAAGATCCAACTACTACTGGAACAGGCGATGAAATTACAACCGGTGCATTTGTAGACGGCGTTGAGTATGTAATTACTAATGTAGGCGATACCGACTTCATTGCATTGGGTGCAAGTGCAAATACAGTTGGGGTCGTTTTCACTACTGCACCAGCAAGCGGTGGTGGCAACGGCACTACAGGTAAAGTAAGAAAGACAGGCACATACTTAGAGTTTTACACTGCGGTTCCTGCAGGCCGTTCTGTGCATATTATTCACAACCTAAACCAATAACAATCTACTATAAATAGTGTATTGGAGCTGAATATGGCGAATGCACTAGGTAGAATTTCTGGTCAATTATTAAAAAATAACCTAACCCGCAACGGCCAGGATCTTGTATTTGACGATCTTGGCACTACTGATCCCGTATTAAAACTCAATGTAACTAATCGTTATGTTAGCATTAACTCTGACACTACATTAAGAGATTTATTTGTTAACGAAAAGATACGTACTACTAATTTAATATCTGTAGATCGATTAAACGATCCGTTAGACGCATCCCCTCTCAAATTAAGCATTAGTGGAACTACCATTATTTCTAGAGATAATCTTAATTTTTCCGCAGCCACGCAAGTAAATGCAAACATTATTCATACTGATAACATACGTATTGATAACAGGGTAATATCAACTAGAACTCTTAATACAACTTTAGATTTTAGTCCAGCAGGATCATTAGACATTTATAATGTGTTAAATGTCACTGGTAACTTACGAGCATGGGATGCTGGACCTGGAACTGGAAATATTACCCTAGACGGTAATATTACGTTTGGCAGCACAGACCAATCTGGAACTAATGCAGATACCATTTCGTTTAATGCAGATATCAATACTGATATTAATCCTAATCTAGATGAAACATATCGGTTAGGATCTACTACACAACGTTGGGAAGGGTTATATACTGAACTAATTAATGGTGAACAGGTATCAACAATAGGACTATCTTCCAGCGGCGTTAATTTAGTATTGAGACCTGGAAAAAGTTGGTACGTTGCTACTAACGGGTCAGACACAAATGTTGGCAATCATCAGAGTGGCCCCTTTGCCACAATTAAACATGCGCTCGACGAATCATCTGCCGGCGACACTGTTTACATTTATCCAGGAACCTATACAGAACAATTTCCGCTAACGGTCCCAGTTGGGGTAGCTGTTAAAGGTACCGGCATTCGCTCAGTAACGGTGCAACCTACTGCGCTTACACAGTCAAACAATGCGTTTTTACTCAACGGTGAAACTACTGTTAGTGATTTAACCGTTAAGGATTTTTATGCTCCAGGTTACGCATTTAGTTTTGCTCCTGGATTTACTGTATCTACCCGTAGTCCTTATGTACAAAATATAACAGTACTCACAAAAGGTAGTGTTACATCGCCAACTGATCCGAGAGGATTTGACGAAGGTGATGCAGGCGGCGGCGCCTATGTTGACGGTAGTCTGGCAACATCAGCTAGTAAAGAAGCTAGTATGTTGTTCCACAGTGTAACATTTATTACCCCGGGTGTAGATGCTCTAACAATGACCAACGGTGTTCGTGTAGAGTGGTTAAACTCGTTTACTTACTTTGCTAATAAAGGTCTATATGCAACAAACGGTACACTGGGGTTTGGCAGTTCTGTTGTAGGTTTTGACAGCATCGTAGGATTTTACGGACAAAACGGAGTTGTATTAACTGGCGATGGCTCTAAAACTGTCACCGTCAATGTTTCTCTTACTGGTCTAATTACTATTGTTAGCATAGACGTTGGTGCTGTATCCGGATATTATATATCAACTGGTGGCACAACCTGGGTTGTTACTTTAGGAAAGTTTGGCGCTGAACTACGTAGTATAGGATCTGCAAACGTCTATGGTAACTACGGCGCCGAAGCAGATGGTGCAAGTACACTAATGTACTTGATACAGCATAATTTTGCCTATATTGGAACTGGAAAAGATTTTAGTAATGATATATCGTTAGTAATTCAAGCCAACGAAACAGTAGAACTTAATAGCGGAAAAATATATTATCAAGGTTATAATAGAGGCAAGTGGAGAGTAGGCGACGCATTTAGTGTTGATCATGCAACTGGTATAATATCTATTAACGGAGTTTCAGTAAGTGCTGGAGGTGTTACATCGATTAATTTTCTTAACGGCACAGACGAAACAGTTATTAATTCTAGACAAGTAACTACCGGTAACGTTAAATTTAGCAATAATTTAATAACAACTTTATCGGGCCCAATTAATTTAGTCGGCGGCACCGGAGAGATTAACTTAAATGCTAACACATCTGTAACTGATAACTTAGATATTACTGGCAATCTCAACACTGACGGTACTCTAACTATTGGTAATGCATACATTGACATTGTTAGATTTGAAGCTCCTGTAGAATTTGATCTACGTCCCAAAACAGATGACGATTATACTCTAGGTGGTCCAACAAACAAACGTTGGGACTTTGTATACCTAGACACTTCGTACATCGGCAACTACAAATTAGAAAATGCTACTATCTCAACAGTAGCAGGCAGTGCTGACGTTGAGCTAAGAGCTGACGGTGCCGGAAGAATTTTTGTAAATCAAGACAATGCTGAATTTGATCAAGATTTAACAGTTGACGGTACAACTACTTTAAAAACTACAATAATAACCGGCGAGCTAACACAATACGGTGATTACTTACAAACAGGTAACACTCTACAAACTGGTAATAGAGAGATTACCAATACATTAGATGTAACTAACAACGTATATTTTGATAACATAAACATTGTTGACAATAGAATTCTTACCACAAATTCTAATGACAATTTAGAATTACGTGCAGTTGGTTCAGGCATTGTAGTGTTCAATGATAATACACAGTTTAGTCAAGCAGCCCTATTTGGTACATTAGAAACCAATGGACTAACCAACTCTGGAACGATTACATCAGACATTTTTACAGACGGTGATATAGAGATTAATGACAACTATATTACTACGACTGTGGGTAATAACGATCTTAGACTAGTCCCTAACGGCACAGGAAAAGTATCATTACCTTTAGATCCTGTAGCAATAACTCAAAAGTTAACTGTAGAAGACGATGCTATACTAAAAAATGTTGCAATCAACGGAGATCTAGATCACCTAGGTAATACTACGCAAACAGGTAACGTAGTTCAAACTGGAAACTTTGAGCTATCAACGGATCTAACAGTCACGGGAACCGATGCATTCTTTACAGATGTACGTATAATTAACAATCGTATTGCAACATCAACAGGAAGTAATAACTTAGAGCTACGTGCCAACGGCACTGCAATTATTAAAATTGCAGATAGTGCTGCTTTTGGACAACCACTAACTGTTAACGGCGTCACAACAACTTCTACAATTAGTGCTACAACTGGAACAATCACATCAGATATATTCTCAGATAGTGATATAGAAATTAACGACAATTATATCACAACCACTGTTGGAAATAACAATTTAATTTTAGCAGGTAGTACTACTGGCGGTCCTAAACTTGAACAAATTAAATTTAATGCAAGCACTATTAGTACAGAAACTACCAATCAAGGATTTACCTTAACAATTCCTAGTGGCAATCTTAATATTAACGCAGCCACTGCCTTAAAAGTTCCAGTTGGAACCACAATAGATCGTCCAACATTGACCCAAGGTGAGTTTAGATTTAACTCAACTGACAATTTATTTAGAGGATACAGTTCAGCTACAGTTAGTTTTGCAGGAGTATATTCTGCAGACAGACGGACTTCAGTGCTAGCGCACCCAACAAATAATACACTATTGTTTACTACTAATACCTTAAACAATATGACGGTTAGTGCATCTGGGTTAACTGTAAACTCACTCACTGTTGATAACAATACAACATTTGCAACTAACATAATTTCAACAGCAGTTACTAATAATGACTTGTTCTTAACTCCTAATGGTCTAGGCAAGGTAGTGATAGATGACATTTCATTATTAAGCAATGAAATTATTAACTCGGCCAATACCGCACTAGTCTTACAAAACACTGGAAGTGGATATGTAAGATTTGGAGGCACAGGTGGTATTGCACTACCTGCTGGTCCTACAGTAGTTGACACTACTGGAGTAGAACTAGGTGACCTTCGCTATAATACAGACTTGAGCATTCCAGAAATATTTAACGGAGTTGACTATGTTGGCTTTGTTTCAGAAAATGCCGCACTGCTCAGCGCAGACGAAGTCCAAGAGATTACCAATCTTTGGGCCCTTGTAATCGGTTAAAACCCAAAACAGCTAAATACAATTACTGTAAAAGTTGGCAAACTTTTACGATATTAAACTGTGGTAAACCCGCAATGCAAGGTGGTTAACCGTGAAACACGGGGTCTAAAGGAGCACTCATGAGCCAGCTTGGTCGTATTTCCGGTCAATTATTAAAAGACAACCTAACCCGCAACGGCCATGACTTAACGTTTGACAAGATTGTAGATGCTGATCCACTTGTAGCTAAAGACGGACTGCTTCATTTAGACGTTACTAACCGCAGAGTTGGTATTAATACTGAAACACCAGAATACGATTTAGACGTAGACGGTACAACAAGAACAACTGAGTTAGAAGTTACAACTCAAGCAGATATTGCTGACTTAACATTTACCACTGACACCATTACCAGCAATACTGGCATACTAAATCTAGCCAACGGCACCGGTGATCAGATTAATTATCAAGCAAAACTAGTAGTTGATAATGTTGAACTTGAAAATAATGTTATCTCAACTAACGCAGGCGCAAATTTAGAATTACGTCCAGATGGCACAGGCACGGTGGACATCTATGCAGACACTAATGTCTATGGTAATGTCTATGTAACAGGTAATATTCGTGCAGACGGCAACATTACTGTTGGTGATGCAAATACAGACAACATCACAATTAACGCTGATGTTAACAGCAATATTATTCCTGACGCTGATATTACATACCAATTAGGTAATGGCGGCACTGGCTATGTTGCAGATACAGAATTTACACTAGGTGACGTTGTAGTTACAGTAAGCGGATCAGGAACAATAGTAACATTATCAATCCCTGCAGCTGGCCCTACCTGGGTAGATACACTGACTGATAACGACATTGGTAAATCTTACCAATTAGCTATAGACGGTACACCGGGAAGCTACTCAGTAACCACATCAGGCGTATGGTCTGGCACAAATCCACAAGTAGTATCGACAACAAATGACGGTCTATTAGACGGCACGTATAATGTTAGCTCGATTAGGTTTGATCAAAAGCGTTGGGTAGACGTATGGGTTAAAAATTTATATACTGATGCTATTGTAACTGGAGACATCACAGTTGACAGCATTAATTTGAATTTAGTACAGGGTAAGATCTATTACGTTTCCACAAACGGTTCAGATACTAATGCAGGGCAGCATCAAAACGATCCGTTTGCCTCTGTTAAACATGCCTTAAGTATAGCTACTGCTGATGATACTGTTTACATCTATCCAGGTACTTATACTGAACAATTTCCCCTAACTGTCCCAACGGGAGTAGTAGTCAAGGGCACTGGCATTCGTTCAGTAAAAATTGTTCCTACTACAGCTACACGTTATAATGATGCGTTTTTACTTAATGGTGAAACAACTGTTGAAGACGTGACCATTGCAGATTACTTCAGCGGCGGAAACTATTTTGCAGTTACCTCAGCAGGCGTTGGCGAAACAGTAATGAATGTTGGCACTGCACCATTTGCTCACACATGGGTAAGTAGCGGAACTATTAATATTTCTGGTACAGCGTATAGTATCATTGCTGCTGTATACTCTCACACTACCGGAGTATTAACAGTAAATCATGTAGGCCCAGATGCAACCAGTGCAAGCCCCGTGTTCTTATCCGGACTAATATTCAGCTGCAATGGTGGCAATAGAGTGTTTCCAGATAATGGATATGCATTCCGTTTTGCAACAGACTTTGCAGTCTCTAGTCGTAGTCCATACATTCGAAATATTACAGTTCTAACCAAAGGCAGTGTAACTAGTTTATCAGACCCACTAGGTTACGATGCAGGAGATGCTGGTAAAGGCGCCTACATTGACGGTGCTTATGCAACATCTGTGAGCAAAGAAGCCAGCATGTTATTCCACTCTGCGACATTTATCTGTCCGGGTGTTGATGTAATTGTTGCTACTAACGGTGCTCGAGTAGAATGGTTAAATTCATTCACCTACTATGCAAATCGCAGCATGTATCTGTACAGCAGTGCAGACGGATTTGCTAGTGACGGTAAGACAAGAGTTAAGATCGTCAACACAACAGGCACCTGGGCAGTTGGTAATACATTAAGCTACTATGACACAGACGGTACAACGGTATTAGCCTCAGGTATTATTGAAAGTATCGACGGTGATTTTTACAATATTGATACTCGTGTATTAGGATTTGAACAAATACAAGACCGTGCTGGTAAGACAATAACAGTTCACGGCAATGCAAAACTTAGCACATCTGTTAAGAAATTTGGCACAGCAAGTTTAGCATTAGATGGTACTGGCGATTATCTTTCTGTTGCAAGCCAGCCTGACTTTGCTTTTCCGTCAACTATATCAAGAATTGCTAAAACAATTACTGCCAACGGTAATGCCGCAGTCAGCGCAACAGAAAGTAAGTTTGGCGGAAGCAGTATTGCGTTTGACGGCACAGGTGACTATCTCAGCATTGCTACAGATACAGATTATGGATTTGGCACAGGCGATTTTACTATTGAAGGCTGGTTCTATAAAACAGTAGTAGCTACACAATACTTGTTTGATACAAGAACAACTCTAAATGAAAATTCAATTGCCGTTCAGTCCAATGGTTCGGGAAGTTTAAGATTATTTGTAAATGGCGCATTTGTACTAACATCTAGTAATGCTCATACTAACAATGCTTGGAATCATCTTGCTATCTGTCGCGCTGGCGGCGTAACAAGATTCTTTATAAATGGTGTGGTATCTACTACTACCCACACTGACGCAACCAACTATGGAACTACTAAGCCTCTAGTAGTGGGTGCTCAATACAACGGTACAACAGCATTTGCTGGTTATATCGATGACTTTAGAGTAAGCAATACTGCAAGATATACTGCAACATTTACCCCTAGTGCTGTAGTATTCACTAACGACGTTAATACTAAATTATTAGTTCATGGAGATACAGACATCTCCGATGACGTTGGCGGAACAATAACTAGTTTTACAATTGAATCTTGGATTTATAATACTGGCGGCCAAAGTGCTGTCCAGGTAATTTTTGATTTTAGAACAGCAACTCCACAAGCAGCTCCATTTTTAAATATTCAAGCCGGCGGTAGCTTACTATATTTTGTAAACGGAGTGTCAGCTATATCAGGTGGAACCATAGCATTAAACACTTGGACACACGTTGCCGTTGCTAGAAACGGAACAAGCACTAAATTATTTGTTAACGGAACACAAGTTGGTAGTACATATACCGACATTACCAATTACATTCAATGTCCGCTAGTTATTGGCGCACGTTTTGATGGAACTCTTGGATTTAATGGCTACATTGATGACGTAAGAATTAGCAAAGGTGTAGCACGTTATACCACAACATTCCCAGTACCTACAGCACAGCTGACCGGCGACCTAAGCACAGTATTATTGATTACCTGCAACGGCACAAATAACAGTACTGCCATTGCAGACAACGGTATTACTCTACAAGACCTAAGAACATCAGCGGGCGGCACTGCTAGCATTATAGATTTTGCTGACTACTCAGACTTCGGCGTCGAGGTACGATCAATTGGTTCAGCTGCTGTCTACGGAAACTATGGTATCTACGGTGACGGTCCAGGCGTCATTGCCTACCTAATTGGACAGAACTTAGCCTACATTGGCAACGGTAAAGACACTACTAACGATCCTCTTACAGTTATACAGGCCAATGAAGTTGTTGAACTCGATGGTGCAAAGATTTTCTATAACAGTGTGGACCATAAAGGTGATTTCCGTATTGGAGATTTATTCTATGTTAACCAAGCCACTGGTGAAGTTAGCTTTACGAACTCAAATGTTACTATTGGCACAAGCCTAACATTTGATGACGGTAGCGGCAATATAACTTACTTAGACGCCACTAAGATCGAAACTGGTGATTTTAGAATCAGCGGTAATACGATTCAGACATTAACACAAGATTTTAATGTTGACGCTGCTAGCAATCAAATCAACCTACAGAGCAATGTAACAGTTACTGGTAACTTAGAAGTAACTGGCGATGTTACAGTTGGCGGCAATGTAACTATTGGTAATGAGTCAACTGATGTTGTAAGATTTGTTGCAGGTGTTGACAGTGATATTTTACCTGCACTGGACAGCCAGTATGATCTAGGTACTAGTACAGAGCGATGGAGTACACTGTATTCTACAACCTTAGTTAATGCTGATATTCAAATTAGTACTAATGTTATTACAACTACTAATTCTAATTTAGATCTAACTCTGCAAGCTAACGGCACTGGTAGAATTTACGTACCGTCTAATAATGTTGAGATTACTAACAATTTAACAGTTAACGGAACTACAAATCTAGCAACTACTAACATTGGTGTTGTTGGAACTCCCGCAACAGTTACACACGTCGGTGGAGTAACACAAACTGGAGACTTGTTCCAAACTGGTAACACTGAAATTACCGGCACACTAACAGTTGGATCAACTGCTCAGTTTGAAGATATTCAAATTGACAACAATATTATTACTACTACATTAGGTAATAACGATTTAGTACTAGAAGCTGCCGGCACAGGTAAAGTTATTGTTCCAGTAGACAATGCTGAAGTAACTGGAACCCTTACTGTAGTCGGAACAACTAGTACCACTACTATTAATAACACCGGAACAGTTACATCTGGTATTTTTAGCACCGGCAATATACGAATTACCACAAACAATATTACTACTACTGTAGCTGATACTGATCTTGTGCTAGAAGCTAGTGGCACCGGCAGAATTTATGTTCCCCTTAATGATGTTACTCTAGGTAAAACACTAACTGTTACAGGCTTAACTACGTTAGTTGATACTGACATTACTGGAACACTAACACACATTGGAGCCACAACAAGAACTGGCGATGTTACTCAAACAGGTAGTTATACGCTAAATGGAAACTTAACAGTTTCAAATATTGCACAATTTAAAGATGTTAATATTACCAACAATGTAATTACTACTACATTGACTAACAGTAATTTACAATTAGGTGCAGCAGGCACTGGTATTATTTCTGTACCAACTAACAATGTTACCATTGATAATAATCTAACAGTTACTGGTACTACTTTTACTGCTAATATTAACAACAGCGGCACAGTCACAGCTGGAACATTCAGCACTGGTAATATTAGTATCAATGGCAATACTATTCAGACCACTGTTGGCAGTAGCAACCTACAACTGCAAGCCGCCGGCACTGGTTATATTGTATTAGAACAATTTGACGTACAAGAAAATGAAATAAGAATTAATACCGGCTCTGACATGGTACTAACACCTAACGGCATTGGTATTGTCACAGTTAACTCTACACAAAGCATTAAATTACCAGTGGGTAATACTGCTGCTCGTCCAACAGGCGCTGCCGGTATGGTGCGATTTAATAGTCAACTGACTCGCTACGAAGGATACGACGGCACAAATTGGATTAGACTAGATGGCGTTGAAGATGCAGACGGCAATACAAAGATCACTGCTGAATTAACACCAGGTGCAAACGATAACACTATTCGTTTTTACACTAACAATACACAAGTTGCTGACCTAACGTCGACTAGATTGAATGTTATTAACGTAGATGTTGACGTAATAAACATTAATAACAATGTTATATCAACTACTACAACTGATACTAATTTAGTACTTGCACCAAATGGTACCGGGTCGTTGCGCACAGGTAATTTTTCTATCAACGGAAGTACAGTTACAAATACTGTAAATAACAGTATAACATATTTTAATCAAACTGGCGATGGATATGTTAAGATCAACAGCACCGGTGGATTTGTAATCCCGGCAGGATTAACAACTCAAAGACCTCCGTTGTTTGATGTTGGCATGATGAGATATAACACTGACCCAGGTAACTTCCGTGTTGAAGTATGGGATGGTGGCAACTGGGTTAATGCAGGACAAGCAGCAGGTGGCGGAGTAACACTTGCAGAAGCACAAGACATCGGAATTGTCAGTGCAATTATATTTGGATAAAGAACATGGCATCATTTTTTAGAAACAAGGTAGCTAAGGAAATAGGCACAACACCTGTAGAAGTATTGGCAACTTCAGGAGCCAATCGTATGACTATCATTGGGTTGAGTCTGGCAAATTTAACATCAGGGATTGTGTTAATTGACATCACATTAACTGACGATGCTAGTGTAACTGGTTACTATGCTAAACAAGTATTAGTGCCACCTAACTCAAGTTTGCGAGTAGTTAATGGCGGAGAAAAATTAATTTTATCAACCAATAATAGTTTAAGTATCACTGCAAATTTTGAAGATGCAATAGACGCAATTATTAGTTACGTAGAACTAATATAAGGAATTATTATGACATATTATATTGGACAAACTAGCGCACTAGCTGATGTGCTTGGAGAAGGAAATCCTAGGTACTTTTATGCAATTCGTCGAGACGATGACGGCCTATTATTCTTTGCTAAGATTGATCAACTTACTGATCTAGGAACTATTATAGTTAACAACTCAGGCCTAACAGAAGATGACTATACAGATTTTGAATATGGTGTAGATTTCTTTGACGGGCGACTAGCAGAAGATCACTCGAGACCATACAGCAACCTACAATGGGATCAATACCGCTGGGACAGCAAGAATGTATATTATTACATTAATACTGCTGGAGAATTTGTTGTGCGTATTAATCAAGCATACGTATATCCTCCAGAATTAATCGTAACCCCATAATTAATTAACGTGTAAATAGAGAACAAGGAATATAAAATGGCAGCAGAATTTAAAATTGGCAGACTACGATATACATGGAAAGGTGTATGGGCAACAGCAACTTTCTATAACAGGGATGCTGTCGCATCGTATAACGGTAAGACTTATGTGTGTATAGTACCGCATACCTCTGGCGATTTTTATGACGATTACGAAAATGTAGAACCAAGCGGAGAAATTAAACCTTACTGGGTAATAATGTTGGAAGGTACTAGCTGGAAAGGCGAATGGCAACCTAATACATTATATACTTTGGGCGCAATTGTATTATATGGCGGAAGCGTGTACAAGAGAATAGTAAACGGCCTGTCAGATGCAACATTTAATCCAGCTAGTTGGGAAGTTTACACAACTGTTAATAGTACATGGATTGGCAACTATTCTACTAATCAGTTTTATAAAGTTGGAGACACTGTTAAGTACGGTGGAATTGTTTATAGTTGTATAACACAGCATACTTCATCTAACTCTATAACATATCCTACATATAGTAATTGGGAAATTTTAGATGTTGGAATTGAATATAGGGGCACCTGGACATCTACTAATACATCATATAAGATCAATGACCTTGTTAAATACGGACCCGACTTATGGATCTCAAGACAAGATCATAGTTCGTCACTTCCATTTAATGCAACTATAGATCCGCTAAACACTACTGCAACTTGGCAATTATGGTTGCCCGGTATTGATTACAGTGCAGCCACTACATGGTCAGCAACAGTAGTATACCAACCAGGTAATACTGTCAAGTACGGTGGCTATTCTTATATAAATTTAATTGTTAATAATCTTAACATTGTACCATCTACCAACGTAGACGGACTAAATCCAGAATGGCAGTTATTGACTACTGGATATGATTTTAACGATGATTGGTTAAGTGGCGTTTCTTATAAAATTGGGTCAGTAGTACGCCGAGCCGGCAATCTGTTCGAAGCATTGCAAGATAATTTATCTCAAGATCCTACTGAGTTAATAACAACTACCACATATACCGAGTTAGGTAGTAGCGGAACAACGCTAATAGTCAACAACACTACTAACATCTTCCCTGGCATGATTATTTCAGGACAAGGATTTGATAAAGGTCAATTTGTTACATCAGTTGAGGATGGTACTACATTAATAATCAGTCAAGCCCCATATCCTACTTTAATAGACGGGCAATCATTGGCATTTTCCGGAGTTAACGGAAATTATTGGGTACCACTTGTACCTGGAACTCGATGGAGGAATCGATGGGCTGCTACTGAAAATTATGTTGTAGGTGATCTAGCTGTATGGGTTAATGTTACCTATAGATGTATTAAAACACACATATCTGAAATAACAAAACGCCCCGATATTAATTCTGGAATCTATTGGGTAGTTGAACTAAATCATGATTACTATAATGTACTGAATATTAAAGGTGACATAATTGTTAGCACTGACGGTACCAATAACGCACTTGCAATTGGATCTGAAGGATATTTGTTAAAATCAGTAACCGAAATCCCTACATGGGCAAACGTATTCCAGTCTCCTGCATTGTATTATGTTGCACCATCAGGCTCCGATGCCTTAACCAGTGGTGATACGTGGGATAATCCTTATAAAACAATTAAGTATGCCTGTGAGCGAATTGCCGCCGGAACACTAAATTCGTCAGCAACACTATTATTAAAACAAAATAAAACTTTTATAGTAGAAGAAACATACGGACCAGCAGTACAATCAATTACAACAACACCTCTCGACCTTATACAAACTAAAAGAGATATTAGATCTCTAGTCGATGCAATCACATATGATCTAGCAAGAGGCGGCAACAGTCAGACTGTTGCATTTACTCTTTCATTTTTTGACGAACAGTACAGCTATAAATTTATTACGCCCAGAGTTTCCTCTTCAATTACTGTTCTTATAACAGCCTTTAATCGAGTGTTTACACTAATCTCTGATATTTTAAATAATATAATAGTTGATCCAACGTTTCAAACAATTTATCCGCAGATAACAGGCACTGTTGCCGGACTATCCCAAGCCCTAACGTCAGTACAATCATTTCAAAACATAGTTATTACTGCTCTAATTAATGAAAATATCAACAGTATACCTGCTCGAAATCAAGGTCTTACTGCAACTTTAATGGTTAAGACCGGAGCCTACCATGAAGAATTACCAATTGTAATTCCCGCTAATACAGCACTTAATGGAGATGAACTCAGGGGTGTAATAGTTTACCCGAAGACAATTATTAATACTATTGCAACTAGATCATTTTCCGCAACAAATTTATTTAGAGTAAATACAACAGAAGGAATGATTAACAATACCGCAGTTCAGTTTGTATCAGTTAATCCAGTGTCCGGATTTAATACTGTATTCGGCGGAGTTGTTGCCGGAACAACTTATTATGTAATTGGCAGCTCCATCACAAGCACTCAATTTTCAGTAAGTGCAATTCCAGGCGGCCCTCCAGTTACGCTATCAAATGCTACTAGTCAAATGAAAGTATTTGGCGGCGATGCATTAAAGGACATGTTCCGTGTTCAAAATGGTTCAGGTATTAGAAACATGACATTATCTGGGCTGCTAGGCACACTTACAGCACCAAATTCATTTACTACACGTCGTCCGACTGGTGGAAGTTTTGTAAGTTTAGATCCCGGAACCGGCATAGCCGATACCACAGCTCATATTTACAGAAGAAGTCCATATATTCAAAATGTAACGACTTTTGGTACAGGATGTGTTGGTTTAAAAATCGACGGCAGCTTGCACGCCCTTGGCAACAAGTCTATAGTGTGTAACGACTTTACACAAATTGTAAGTGACGGAGTTGGTATATACTGCACTGGACCCGGCGCACTTTGCGAAGCAGTGTCAGTATTTTCATATTATGCATATGCTGGATACTTATCCGAAGCAGGCGGCCGTATACGTGCTACTAACGGCAACAGCTCATATGGTAACTTTGGAGTTATTGCTGAAGGATTTGATACTACTGAAATCCCATCAGTTGGCACGGTATTTAATAGATACTACGAAGCCAGTGCAACTCCTATTAGTGCATTGGGCGCAACTGCTAACATTTTGAAGCTTCAATACAGTCATGCTGGGCAGGAATATATAACATCAACAACTAACTTGCTACAATATAGTAATTCATTTACTAACTGGACAAGTGACGGTAATATTACCCTAATCCAGTCAATACTATCCCCGTTTGCTAATCAATCAGATGCATGGATTGCAACCGGTAATACCTCTGGAACTAACAGTAGCTATTTTTCAAAATCAATTACTATTGCACCATCGGGAGAAATATATACTAACATTGCTGGTATTAATATTACCGGCGGTGGCTTAGGAGCAACATTTGATATTATAGTAACTAGTACGCAATATACAGTGACTATTAACAATGGAGGTACTGGATATGTTGCAACAAATCAGATTCGTATACTTGGCTCTCAACTAGGCGGAATTTCCGGAGTTAATGATCTAATTATTACAGTTACTGAACTATCAGGAACTACTATTACGACAATTACCTCAATTGGAGTAGTACAGATTGGTAGTGTACAACCATATACTGCAAGCATTTTCTGCAAACAGGGCACATCAACTACGTTTGATCTTGTAGCTACCTTTAGTGGTTATTCTGCAGCATCGAGTAGTATCAGTTACAACTTTAACACAAATACTATAACTCCGGGTAGTGCAACAGGCGGCATGACTCCTGTTGTATTTTCTGCAACGCCTATATCAACTAATCCTGGATGGGTTAGATTATCATTTAGATTCTATGATGTATCCGGATTAAACAATACTCTTAAATTGACAATCTACCCAAGATCGCAACTAGGTAATAGCAGCTATACACTAATATACGGAGCACAGTTAGAATTAGGCACCCGCACCGGGTTTTATCAAGAAACAACTACTGGAAGATATACAGCGTATGCAAATTATGACGTTGTAGGAGCAGGATCCGGAGTTGATTTAGTTGCAGACGAAATTAGAGACCGTGGCATATATCAAACTCGTATATTAGAAGTTAACGGAGTTACCGGCGGAGTTGGACATAGACTATCTACTAATAATGCACAAGCAGGCACTGACTCAACAATTACTATTGCTGGTTCAGATATTGCCGGCCCTAAGGACTATCTTGGAATGCGAGTATTTGTTAATAGCGGCTTAGGAGCAGGCCAATATGGAGCAATTTCAGCGTTTGACGCAGAATTAAAAATTGCATCAGTATTAAAAGAATCTTTTACTCAATTAGAAATAACAACAAGTTCAAGTATTGGTAATATTTTTACGTTAGCACCAAGTGCTGATGTGTATTCATTATATAATAATCAACCAGTACAATTTGTTCCTACTACCTACGACACTATTGTAACATTGGTAGGACAAAGTTCAGTAGAGGCAACTAGTACAATAGGAGGTCAAACTAATACTATGTATGTGACCAGCACAGCGCAGCTGACTGTTAACATGCCGGTAACATTTTCAGGAATAACCTATGGTGGCGTAACTTCAAATTTCACATATTATATAATTGCAATCCTTAACGAAAATGAAATTCAATTAGGCTTAACAGTAGGCGGCATAGCTATCTTCTTAAATAATGATGACGGCAGCATGTCATTAAACTATCCGTCAAATACTGGGTATTTAGGTGCGCCGACTACTAATATGGATATAAATTTGCCAATATATTTTACAGGCGCAGTATTGTCAGAGATCGAAGCTAGTACTGATTATTTCATTAATGATGTCATTGACATTAATAATTTTACTATATCAGACACGTTAGTAACTCCTACTGCTACAAGCACCACAGCTATTAGTAATACCGTTACTGTAGATACAAGTGATACGTTAGTTCCGTTAAATCCTATTAAATTTGCAGGAACTGCATTCGGCTCAATCTTACCAAGCACTAAGTATTATATAAACCACATTGTTGACTCTACAAACATTACTATTTCTCTCGGTACATTAACTACTACTGCAACTGCTACTCAAAATGAAGGAGAGTTAATAACAGTTGGAGATACTACTGGATTTGCTATTGGAAATGCAATTAAATTTACAGGAACTACGTTCGGCGGTATTGTTAACGATCGAATATATTATATTTCGTACATTAATAACGCTACATCACTAATCGTTAGTTCATCGTCGTCGGCATTATCTATTACTGCAACTAATACATCAACTAGCATCAACATTAGTGGAACCGTCTACAATAATGTTTTAACATTGATATCATCGAGTAATTTAACACCAATGTATCCTGTAACATTTTCAGGGACTACATTTGGAAGTATCACAGCAGGTACTACGTATTTTATAAGTAGGATTTATGACTCAACTCGTATATCAATTACTAATTCGATTATTTCAGTAACTGCAATTGAAACATCAGCAACCTCTAACTTAATACATGTCGAGTCTACTGCCGGATTTGTTGCAGGCAACCCAATAATATTTGGAGGAGTATCATTTGGTGGTATAGTTTCAGGGCAATTATACTATATTTCTGCAGTTAACTCACCCACAGACTTTACAATTAGTACAACGCCAACTGGATCAGCAGTGGTATTAACGGCCGGCACCGGAAGTATTACAGCAAGAACTCCTGCAGTAAATACTACAGTAACTACAGCAACTGGTTCGATGATTGGAACTACTAGGGCTAGTGCTAGTCCAGTATTATTAACTTCTGCAATTGGGCTGTGTATTGTTAGGACAACCAGCTCAACAATCACTTTATCAACTGCTACGGGCCTATTAACCGGTACATCAACTACCGTAAAGAAACAATTCACTAGTGATGCAGGCTCTATGGTAGGTACTTTTAGTGTACCTATACTTGGTGGTATTACTCAAGGAATCACCTACTACGTCCGTACTATTACACCGGGTGTATCAAATACATTTACAATAACAGCTACAAGTGGCGGCGGGACTAATGTAACACTAACAGATACAGTAGGTTCTATGAAGATAGGGCAGATAGGCTGGGATCATATAAATCCAGGAACACCATTAGTAGCATCGTTTGACTCCACATCTGTGTACAGTATTGAGCCACGAATTATATATTCTAAACCCAATTTTACATCAACTAGCTCATTAGCTACTACACAAGCAGTTGGGGTTTCTTATGTTGATATAGGATACGGCGGCGGTAAATTTACCGGACTTGCTAATGCTGATTCGACATTAACAGTTAGTGAAGATGGAGTACTATGGACACCACAATCATTACCATCTTCTGCAACATGGTCTAGTATTGCTTACGGAAGCAGTTATTGGGTGATTATATCATCCGGGGGTAGTGGTATTTCTGGCTCTAAAGTATTATACTCAAATAGCAATTTAGCAACATGGAAAACATCCTACTTGCCAAGTATTGGAAATTGGAGTAAAGTAGCGTACGGAAACGGAAAATTTGTTGCTATCACAAGCAATTCTGCAAGTTCGTCGTACTCATTAAATTTTGGCGCTACTTGGGTAGCAGGCACAGGATTACCTAATACTACATGGTCAGGACTAACATATGGCGCTGGCACATTTGTTGCAGTAGCAACAGGCGGAACTCAGGCTGCAAGAAGTACTGATGGAATTACATGGGCATCTAGCACATTACCTAATTCAACTGCATGGTCGGGCGTTGCGTATGGAAACGGAAGATTCGTTGCAGTGTCATCAACTTTATCTAAAGCAGCATATAGCCTAGATGGGATTACATGGAGTCAATCATTATACAGTGTGCTCGGAACTAATATTGCCTATGGAAACGGAGTATTTATTTTAGCAGGAGATGACCCATTTTGTTATACAAGCGAAGATGGAATTGTATGGACCAAAACAGCAGTCGTTCCGGGTGTTGGACGAATGGTGTATGGATTATATGGTGTAAACGGAAGATTTGCATCAGTTAGTGGCCAGGATACGGCAATGGTAATTACTGCAGGCAGTCAGACTAAAGCAAGAGCCAGTGTTGCTGGTGGAAAAATTATAGAGATTAACGAATGGGATCCAGGTTCAAATTATATAAATTCCCCAACAGTAACCATAGTCGATGCTAATGCTACAGTTTTAACAGCAACGTCGCCACTACTTGGCTCTGGTGTATTAGGAAATCCTACATTTATTAATCGAGGCACAGGATATAATACTAATACTACTACTATTACAATTACAGGAGATGGGTATGCTGAACGTTTTCAAACTGGTCTAGGAATCATTATTAGCAATTTGATAGTATTGCCAGTAGCCGGTGATAATCTTGCAATCGCTGGGAACGACACAATCTATAAAGTAACGTCTGCAACACTATTAGATGGATCAATTACTCCAAACATTATTGCTGAAGTATTTGTGTCACCTGAAATAACAGTTGGCTTATCACCTAATCAGGGAGTGCCTGTATCAATCAGGACAAAATACAGTCAAGTACGATTAACTAATCATGACTACTTGAACATTGGATACGGAAACTTTGAAGAATCAAATTATCCATTGCTACCAGCAAGCACAGTATTGTCGCAAGAGAATGAGGCAGTTGATGCTAACTATGGCCGTGTGTTTTATTCTTCAACAGACCAAGACGGTAACTTCCGAGTTGGTAAACTATTTGCGGTTGAGCAGGCTACTGGTATTATTACGCTAAGTGCTAGTCAATTTGGACTAAGCGGACTAAATGAACTTAAAATTGGTGGCGTTGCAGTCGGCGGCAACAGTGTTATTATTACACAGTTTAGTACAGACTCTACGTTTGTTGCAAATTCTAATAGCATTGTGCCAACACAAAAAGCAATTAAGGCATACTTAGGTGCAAAATTAACACAGGGTGGATCTAATACATTTACCGGGCAATTAATTGCTGGTACTGTGTTAGTCGGCGGACCTGATAAGATTGCCAGTACTATTGTTGAAGGTAACGATGGATGGCATATAAACATGCCAAATACAGTCGATGTAACGGGTGTAAATGACGGGAACGGCGGCGGCGCTGGCGGCTGGGATGGCGACGGAATGGCAATGGCATTCTTTCAAATGTCCTTTGCCCCAGGAAGTGCTGATCAATAAAATTGAAATATTAAACTAAGATAAATATAATGTAAAAGGACGAAAGCAAATGGCTGAATTTAAACTAGGTAGAATTAGATTTGTATGGAAAGGTCAGTGGACCGTTGGAACTCCATATCTAATAGATGACGTGGTAAGCAACGGCGGAAAGAGTTATATTTGTGTTGTAAATCACACTGCTTCTAGTCTTTTCGATACTGATTTGGACTATCCAGGAGTACCAAGATGGGAAATTGTCGCCGACGGAACACAATGGAATGGCAACTGGGAACCAGAGACATATTACAATCCGGGTGCAGTTGTCAAATACGGTGCATTAGTTTATATTTGTAAAACTGGTCACACATCGGCTACATATGTAGCACCTACTTATTTGGGACTAGAAGACGATCAAGTAAACTGGGAATTGTTTGCTACTTCATTTAGCTGGGAAGGCACTTGGACAACTGCTACTCGATATAGACTTAATGATTTTGTAGTTTACGGCGGCACTACCTATGTATGTAATACTCCGCATATTTCTGCTGCAATCTCAGCAAGCATAACGGCAACTAATTTTACAGTCCTTGCCGGAACTGCTACCCTAACATTTGCATCAAAAGTAGTTGCACCATATGCTGTAGGAGCAACAATTACCTTAGCAGGCTTTAGTCCAGCAGCTACTACTTCTCCAGCAAATAATATTAATACAACCTTTACTGTATTAACCTGCACTACAACCCAATTAACATTTGCGCTAACAGGTACATATACTAATTCGGTATTAGGTACTGTATCCGGAACAAGCCAGTTGGGATTAGAACTTGACGCAGCAAAATGGGATACGTTTAATCAAGGAATTACCTATCTAGGAGATTGGAATTCTGCAAGCCTTCCAGGCGGAGCCAATGTTAGATATAAGCAAAACGATATTGTAAAATGGGGAGCAGATCTATGGATCTGTATAACCCCACATACGTCAACCGGAGCAACAATAGACACTAGTAAGTTTAGTGTGTTTGTTAATGGATTCCAATTTGAAAATAGTTGGAATAATTCAACAGTATATCAAATAGGAGATACAATAACGTACGGCGGCTATTCGTATATTGCTAAAACAAATCATACCAACAAACAACCAACTAGTAATCCTAGTGACTGGGCTGTATTTACTACGGGTATTAATTTTGTAGGTGAATATGATGAAACTACTAATTATCGAGTTGGCGATCTTATTCGTAACGGTGCATACACATATATTGCTAGACTTGATAGTTTAGCGCAAACCCCTGTATCAGCAACTACTTACTGGGCAAGATTGAATAGTGGATTACGCTGGACTAACACACCTGAAACTTATCTAGCAGTTGATTCAGTTGCTGTGTTACCCGGAGTAGGTAGCGGTGCTAAATTTGATGTTACTCGCACTGGCACTGTGTATAATGTTACGCTAACTTCAGGACAGGCTGGAATAAATTATGCGGCTCTTGATCGAATTAAAATTCTTGGCAGCAACCTCGGCGGCATTAGTCCAGCCAATGATATTACAATTACTGTTGTAACAGTTTCAACTAGCGCAGTTGCAACATTTACAGCATCTGGTCGATCAGTAACCTGGACAGTTGACACAGATTACTTATTAGGCGACACTGCATCATTTGGTGCGAATAGTTATATCTGCATTGATGCACATACTTCAAGTTCACTAAACAGACCAGATGCTGACGCACAGGGAGACTATTGGAATCTGTTAACAGCTGGTTCAGAATATAATATTCTTACAACCACAGGTGATCTAGTATACTACGGCGACAACGGCCCTGAAAGACTGCCGGTTGGAACAAACGGCCAAGTGTTACGAAGCCAAGACGGCGTTCCAGTCTGGGCCAACTACGGATTAATTAATAACTTAGTGTTTGTAGGACCATTGGGCCGAGATGTTGCTTACCCTGATGCTGGCTCAACGATTGACCAACCTTGGAAAAGTGTAAGGTATGCAGCTAAACAAGTTGAAGAAGGATACTTAAATCCGCAAGCTAAGATGCTGTTAGTTAAAAACAAACAGTTTATGATGAAAGAAATTACCAACTGGGTAAATTATACTTATACTGTTAGAATTTCAGCCGCTGATTCCTTAGACGACATATTCACCTGTATCACTACTGTTAATCTAGTAGTAAATATGCCTATTAGTTTTACTGGAACAATTGGAGGAGTTACAGCAGGTGTAACTTATTATGTTAAAACTATTGTTAACGGTACAACATTTACAATTTCAGACTTGTCTGGAGGTACATTACGTCAGTTAACTACCGGCTCGGGCACAATGACTGGATCATTGGTGTATGACTATGCGTTCTGCGAACGAGATACTGGATTAATTGTTGACGCATTAATTCATGATATTACACACGGAGGCACCGGCAAAATTACTGCTGCCGCAAAAGCATACTATACTGCCGCAGGTAACGCTTACATTAATAACAATTTTGGTGCACAAACTACACAAACCGTTGCAGCATACACTTATCTAAGTACCCTAGTAGAAAAAATCCTTGGCAATATTGCTTGGAGAAATTACCAAGCAATGAATGGAATTACATCAGGTGTAATTCAAATAGTTGATACTTCATTTACTGCCGAAGCAGGCACTTCTATCACAGCAGCTGAATTACTGTCAATTATTACAAACGGCATTCTTGCAGGGTCAGTAACCGCTATACCTGTTGCAATTTATCCTAATACTACTATTTCAGTTAAAACTGGAACGTTCACAGAAGTGCTACCAATTGTGATTTCTCCATATACTGCGGTAGTAGGAGATGAATTACGTAGTTCAGTTATTCAACCAGCTACTGCAAATCCATTGTTAGCTACTGATAAAGCAAAAACTACATCAGCATTGAATCGTATTGCCTCAGTAGCCGGCGATATTGTGCAAAACATCGTAGTAACTCCTACAGTAGGAAATACTGAAACACAATATTATGTCGGCGGATATGCGGGTAGTGGAACAACATCAACTGCTGTTGGAGCAAAAACTACTGTTATATCAACAATTTTATCAGGCGGCCTTGGCTCAGTTCCATCAACTGTAATTTCAGATCCTGCCGGATATGATGCTGGATATTTAAATGCACGTAGATTAGTTGTAGCTAACAAGGCATTCTTACAAGCAGAAATTAGTGCATGGATTAATGTACAAATAGCAGGTAATATTGCTCCGTTTGTTGGATTCACTTATGGTGGCACTGATCAAACAAACTGTGAACGAGATGTAGGGTATATTGTCGATGCTCTACGATACGATTTAACCTATGGCGGGAACTTGGAAACTATTGTAGCTGCTCGAGCATACTATTCTTATGGATCATATGTTGGTGACTCTGCTTCAAAGCTTCGTGCGTTAGCAGTACAAAATCGTATTAAGAGTATCATTGATAATATTGCCGTCGGAGATAATTCAGGCTGGACTAAGTCTGTAGGCAATGCACTTAACCAGGATGATTCGTTACCACACGGATCTGTACCAGCGGGCGCATTTGCACAAGCACGTATCCAAGAAATATACAATACAATTGACACAGGGGTAACTCCAGATACAATTGAACCTCCGACTAGTTGGGTTAGCAATGATCTTGTTCTAGCTAAAATAGCAATTACAAATTTAAAGGCTGGCATACAAGCTGGAGCAATTGAGTACATTAGTACAAAGTATCCAACATTAACATACAACACAGTCACTTGTTCTCGAGATGTTGGCTATATGGTTGATGCTGTAGCATACGATGTAATGTTTGGTAGTAATTTTAGATCTATTACGGCTGGTAGAAGTTACTATAGAGCAACAGCATCTGCACAGTATGTAATTGCAAACCAACTAGCAGCGACATTAGATACTATAACATATATTGACACAGCGATTAGACAAATAACAACCGGTCAATCTGGCTCAGTTGGTAGCACATTAGCTGTTTCGAGAGTAGAGACTAGTGCCAATACTATGTATGATATTATTGCTAGCGGGTTAGGATCTATACCAACACTAGTATTACCAACACCAACTGGCGGCACCGGCAATGCATATGACAGCAATTATTTAAATGCCCGACAACAAATTGTAGAAAACTACGCATTCATCAAAGCTGAAATTGCTCAATATCTAAATGTTAACTATAATGCTGTTTGGGTAGCACTTGGTGCAACTGGCCAGGCAGGATGTGCTCGAGATATTGGCTACATCTTAGACGGAGTACGCTATGATATTACCTACGGTGGTAACTTACAATCACTAATTGTAGGTAGTGCATACTATTCAAATTACGTTTTAGCTATTGGGTCTGGTGAGCTTACTGCAACAGTTGCGGCCTACACTAGAATTAAAACAATCGTTGGACAAATTGCACAACGTCAAACAGTAACACCTACTGTGGGTTATAGTGGTCCTTCACAATATTTAGGCGGTACCGGTGACCTAGTAGGTACCGCTGCAACCTTTGCTCAAGATCGGGTACAAGACGTTATTGATTGGGTTAGCAACGGTTACGCTAATGCAACTATTACGCCAAGTATTGCTTGGGCTAGTTCTGCACTACAAACAGCATTTGCAGAAGTTCAAGCAAAGAGATCTGAGATACAAGCTGATACGCTATGGTGGGTCTACAAGAATTATCAAAACTTAAACTTTAATGCTGATTTATGTTCTAGAGACGCGGGCTATATTGTTGATGCGCTAAGTTATGACTTAGTATTTGGCAGTAACTTTGCTGCAATCACAGCAGGAAGAAGTTATCAACGTGCAACACCGTCGGCCCAAGTGGTAGCAACAGTACAGCGGCAAGCTGAATTAGGTTCAGTTAATTTTATCAAATATAAAGTTAAGCATATTGCAGCCTCGGGCGCAGTAGCACAGATTAATGCAATTGTTTCTGATGTGACTGGATTTATTAATGGCGGAGCAATTCCTCGAGTACAATGGACTAATCCATCAACGATTACCAGTGCATATGCTGCTGCGACCGTATTGTTAAGAGACAATGCACCATTTATTCAAGCAGAAATCACAGCATGGATCAATGTACAAATTGCGGCCAACGCTTCTGGATTTGTTGGATTACAATTCAGCAGATCAGCTTGCGAAAGAGATGTAGGTTTAATTATTGAAGCACTAGTATACGATTTAACCTATGGTTACGGTGTTGGTAATATTGGTAAAATTGCTACACTGATTGCAGGTAAAGCATATTACTCTGCACTAACAAGCGTATTACAAATAGATTCAGGCGACTCAACAGCTACAATTGCAGCTTATAACAGATTAAAGGCTGTTGCACAGAGTGTAGTTCAAGACACCGCAGTAACTCCAAGTGCAGGTAATTCTGTATCTCAAGTAAGAGCAGTTACCGGCCAGACAGTTGGGTCAGTTGCTACTGCTACATCTGTAGGCACATTGGTTGATGTTATCACCAATATAATTACCAACGGTCTTACAACCGGTGTTCCTCAGATAACTATTTCTGCGGTTGCTGGCGGCACAACATTTACTAGCGGAACACATAACCTTGCAGTAGGAGATGTTGTTATACCACAATCTACTCCAACTACAGGTAACGGTGGATTTGGCCTAGTTAGCGGAACAAGATACTATGTTGCATCTACACCGTTAGGCACAACATTTACATTGGCTGCATATCAAGGCGGTGCCGCAATTACTACCTTTACTAACGGTACAGGATTAACTATCGCTGCTGAGATTAACAACTTACCAAGTACAAGTTGGGTATCTGCATCTTTAGTTACTTTACGTAATGCATTACAATCAAATAAAGCAACTATTAAAAATCAGATTACACAATATATTGCTACTAACTATACTACGTTAGTATACAATTCTTCAACATGTGAAAGAGACGTTGGCTTGATTGTTGACTACATTGCCTACGATATGATGTTTGACAGTAACTATCTAACAATAACCTCAGCAAGAAGCTATTTTAGAGCCCAGGCCTCGCTAGTAGTTGGAGCACAAAAAACAGCAACTGTTGCATCTTATAGATATCTAAAAACTTTATTACTAACAGTTGTAGCTAATGATGCTACAGCAACTCGAAAAATTAAAGTGCTGATGGATATCATTATCAACACAATGTTAAATGGTATAGGTTCTACATCAGAAGTAACTGGTACCATAACTTATAAAAATAATATTGGATTGTATAACGCAGCAGAGTCTCTAAGATTGAATAAAGAATTCTTAGCAAGCGAAGCTACGTCATGGATTAGTGCAAACTTTGGCGGAACTGTGACAACAACTACTGCAACTACTAACCTGTTTACTACTAGCTCAGCGCACAATCTAATAGTAAGCGACCCTATTAGATTCACTGGGTCTATTATTACAAGTAGCGGAGTAACGCAGAATACTACATATTATGTATTAACAACACCTTCTGCTACTACGTTTACACTAAGTACATCACAAACTCTTCCTATTCCAGTTGACGTAACTGCTAACGGAAGCGGCTCAATGACTGTAAATTATGCGTTTGATGTAACTTCTTGTAAGAGAGACATGAAAGAATACATCGATGGTATCATCTATGATTTAAGTTATACTGGTAACTATCGTTCATTACGTGCTGCAGAATTGTATAACAACGCAGTAAGCGGATCGACACTCGCTAATATGTTCTATGTTAGCAACGGTACAGGTTTAAGAAACTGTACATTAACCGGATTAAACGGAACACTAACAGAAGAAAATGAATACGGAACTAAACGACCAACTGCAGGCGCATATGTTGCATTAAATCCAGGATTTGGCCCAAATGATAGCAATGTATGGGTTCAAACAAGATCACACTATTCACAAAACGTTACTATGTTTGGTACCGGATGTAGTGGTGCTAAGATTGACGGCGCAATACATGCCGGTGGCAATCGAAGCATGGTTAAAAACGACTTTACAACAATTCTAAGCGACGGATTGGGCGTATGGGTTACGGGTGCTAATTCATTAACTGAATTAGTTTCAGTGTTTAACTACTACGGATATGCAGGGTACTTAGCAGAGCTAGGCGGTCGTATCCGTGCTACTAATGGTAACAGCTCATATGGTACGTACGGTACCATAGCTGAAGGAACTGACACTTACGAACAACCAATTTTTGCAGTCGTTGACAATAGACAACAAGATGCAGTTATAAGCAATGTTGTAGTAAATGGTGTTTTAGGGACAATTCTTCGTGTAGAGTACTCTAATGCCGGCGTTAATCATACTAATGCAGATATTGGAATTAGTGGCGATGGCATTAATGTAGTAACAATCACTAACGAATTCCGTGATGGTGGTGTATTCAATACTAGAATTTTTGATCCTAATGATGGTAGTGCTACAGCAGACTATCCAGGGTATGGCGGATCAAACTATGTAAATGCTATTAATGCTGCACAGGGTGGTTCTCTAGGTGAGTTAACTATTGCTAACTCTGATGTTGCATTAGCAACCGCATATCCTACTATGAGAATTATGATAACTGCTGGTACAGGTGTTGGTCAATATGCTAATATCTTAGATTACAACAACGGTACCAAACTAGTAAAAATTTATAAAGATAGTTTTGCTACGTTAACTGTTACTGGCACTGCTGTTACCAACAATCTTTTAACGGTTGCAAGTACTGCTACATTATTTGCAGGAATGTCAATTTACTTAGGCACAACAGTTAACGGACTAACTGATAACACTTTGTATTACGTCAGAACTGCTAACTTCTCTAGTACGCAATTCTCTGTAAGTTTAACAGGCGCTGCAGGAACCGCAGTAACTATTACTACAACTACTGCTAGCGGATTAACTATTCCGTTGTACGCCGCAGGATGGGATCATGCTGTTCCAGGAACAACAGTTTCTAATGCAATTGACTTAACTTCTAGTTATATTATCGAACCGCGTATTAGCTATACTGCTCCTGGATATACTGCAACTACAAGAACAGTACCTGCTAATACATACATTGGCTCAACATTTGGTAATAATAAATTTGTTGCAATTGGCAACACTGGCACTGCTACAGCCTATAGCCTAGATGGAAAAACATGGGCATCGGGCGGAGTATTGCCAGTCAGTGCCAACTGGGGAGATGTTATCTTTGGTGGCGGATCTGGTGTAGTAGCTTCGATCACAGTAGGTGGTTTAGGCGGTGTCGGAGCAATCTTAACACCTATTATGGGAACTGCTAACAGCATTGGACTGCCGGGCGCTGACCAAGTAGTCGGAGTCACTATTGTCGACGGTGGCCGAAACTATACAACTGCTCCAACAATTGTGTTTACTCCAACAAATGGCGGCCTGGGGGCAGTTGCAGTGTGTACTGTGTTAAATGGAAAAATTGATGCAATCTATATTGATAACGTAGGTTATCCAGGCACTAGTAACGGTTCAGGTTATAATTCTCCTCCTATTGTAACTGCAGATTCTAGTAAAATTACTAAGATGATAACAAGCCAGTGGGGAAGAAACTATACAACTCCGCCAACTGTTACAGTAAGCGCACCAGTCAGTGCTACTGCATGGTCTAGTGGTGATGCCGCAACCAGCGGCAATTACTATTCTCATGCTAACGTAGTTGGTTTAGTAACAACAACTAACTACTACCAAGCAGGTGCCACAGGCACGTTTGGCTCAGTAGCACCTACATTCCAAACAGGAACTGGCGCAAGCGGAACATACGGTGTTGCATTAACTTATGTAGGAACCTTAGCAACTGGAACTGCTGTTTTGACTAATTCTGGCGTAAGCAGCATAACTATAACAGAACCGGGGCAGGGTTATACAAGTACACCTACAATTTCTGTAGTAGATACTTCTGCTAAGTTTGTTGCAATTTCAGGCAGCGGATCAGTTGATGCTGCATATTTGCTAGCTAGCTCAGCTAACACCGCATCATGGACAGCAGGCAATAATTTACCTACATCTACTATGACAGGAATTGCATATGGAGTTCTTAACGGAGTTAGCACATATGTAGTAGTAGGCGGAACCGGATCTAGTTCAGCAGCTTCTAGTGTAACTGGAATATCTTGGACTACACGTTCATTGCCAACATTAGGATCTGGTAACTACTCAGCAGTGGCTTTTGGTAACGGACAGTTTGTAGCAATATCAACAGGTTCTACCCTAGCAACCGCAACAAGCACAAACGGCACTACATGGGTAGCCGGAGGTAACTTGCCATCAGGATTTACTACTGGTACAAGCATTACCTACGGTAATGGACGTTTTGTAGCAATTTGTTCAGCATCTGGAACAGCAACTGCCTACAGTATTGACAACGGTACTACATGGAGAAGCTACGGTGTTGGATTACCATCTACACAGACATGGTCCAAAATTAAATATGGTCAAGGACAATTTATAGCAATTGCTACAGGTAGTACAGTATGTGCTACAAGCCCAGACGGTATCAACTGGACACTACGTACTATGCCAGGTAGCTCGTCTACTTGGTCAACACTATCATTTGGTAATATAAACTCTAGACCGTTATGGATTGCTATGAGTTCAACTAGTGGACAAAATGCAGCTTCTATTAATACCGGAGCACAAGCACTAGGACGTATAGCTGTAGCATCGGGCACAATGACTGAGGTTAGAATGGTTGAACCGGGCAGTGCATATCCTCAGGGAACTGTAACAGCAACTACTGATATTACTAACTTGATTACTGCAGATACTACAGAAAACTTGATTGATAGTCAACCAATTGTATTTTCAAATTGTAACGGCAGTGGCATTGTAACTGAAAAATTATATTATGTAATTGGATCAACTGTAACTAGCACACAATTTAAGGTTAGTCTAGTGGCAGGAAGTAGCACAGCAGTGGTATTAACCTCAGCTACTGGGTTAACTGGTACTTATAAAGCTGGACCGATTATAACACAGTTTGATCCTAACAAGGTTATAACAGCATCACTAAACCCACGCACTGGCAACGGTGTACTGGCTAACCCAAGTTTTTACAATAGAGGAAACACGTTTACCACAGCAACTGGTACATCTGCAGGTGACGGTAATGCTGATCTATATCAGCCTAGTACATTTATTGCCGTTAGAAACTTACACAGAGTACCAGCAGCTGGGTCAAATGTGGTATTTGGTTCTTTACCAAGTACCTGGTATAAATTAGTTGCAGCAACAAATGTTCTAGGCAATGCTGGAGAGTATACTGCTACATTCCAAATTAGCCCAGGAATTAGTGTATTAGAAGCGCCAATTGATGCAGATTTAATAACTACTACTATTAAGTATAGTCAAGTTCGTTTAACTGGACATGACTTCTTGTATATTGGTACTGGAAATCAAGCACAGACTAACTATCCGTTTGTTGACCCTACTACTGCTAGTATTGCGGCGCAAACTAATAGTTCAGGTGGAGGGCGTGTGTTCTTTACAAGTACTGACCAAGACGGAAACTTTAACGTTGGTAACTTGTTTGGAGTTCAACAGTCAACCGGTACTGCTACATTGAACGCCGATGCGTTTAACTTATCGGGATTACAATCCTTACAGTTAGGCGCATTGAATATTGGTGTTGGATCAGCAATTATTACACAGTTTAGTACAGATCCGTATTTTACTGCAAACAGTGATAATATTGTACCTACACAGCGAGCAATTAAATCTTATATTACAGCCCAGATTGGTGGCGGACAGAGCTCATTAAATGTAAATACCCTAACAGCAGGTGTTGTGTATATTGCTAATGATTCTATTTCAACAACCAGTGGCGGTCAGTTAAATATAAAAGCAAAAATGAATTTTACAGGTGGAATTGACGGTGCTCCAGTAGCATTGGGATTCTTTTTACAACGATAATTTTGGAGAAATAAAAAATGGCAACAGGAAGATTAGGTAATATTGCGGTAGGTGTGGCAACTAACGCAACGGCATACACCGTGCCGGCGGGATTCTACACAGTTTGTAATGTGACGTTAGTGAATCGAAACGCAACAGCAGTTAGGATTCGAGTAGCAATGACAACTTCGGGTGGCGCTACGCCAACACCAAACCCACAAGAATGGTTAGAATATGATACTATTGTTGTGCCAGGCGGTGTGTTCGAGCGAACTGGTCTGGTATTAAATTACGGACTAAATATAGTGGTATATTCAGATGCTGCAAATGTTGGGTGTACAGTATATGGCATCGAAACTTCAACAGTATAATAGGTGAGATAATATGGCACGTTTTAACACTACACAATCGACAATTTCAGTAACGGAGGCTACTACACTAACCTACGTACTTGATAAGTCTACAATTTTATTATCCGGCACAGCAGGTTACACCTTAACATTATCGACCCCAGTACCATTTCCGGGCACAATTCAAAGTATATACAACTCCACAGGTGGCAATGTAACTATTCAAACATCAGCTGGAAATATAATTGGTAATGGATTTACGGCTGCTACTACTCAAATTATTCCAAATAATACCACTTATACTCTAACATCAAATGGCACAGATTATATTATTACTAATAATCAAGGTGGTCCAATTTCGGTTACAGCTGGTACATTTAGTGGTGCATTAACTGCAAACAGTACAGTATCGTTAAGTCCGGCAAACGCAAACGTAACAGCTAGTCCAACAGGATCTGGTACTGTTACTATTGCTCCAGCAACTGCTGGTACAATCAATAATGTAGCAATTGGCGGCACTACTAGAGGCGCCGGTAATTTTACTACACTAGATGCTAATGCAGCAGTGGGATTAAGCCCATCAAATGCTACTGTAACAATCAGTCCAACTGGTACTGGTACAGTAGCAATGAGTCCTGCTACTACCGGTAACATTAATAACACAAACATTGGTGGTACTACTCGGGCCGCAGGCGCATTTACCACACTAGGTTCAAATGCACAAGTGACCATGACTGGTGGCACAACCAGTACTACTACTGGCACTGGTCAAGTAGTTGTAACAGGCGGTGTAGGTGTCAGTGAAAATTTAAACGTTGGCGGTACAATTACATCAGCATCCAGCGGCATACAAAATACCCCAATTGGTGGTACTACTCGAGCAGCAGGAGCATTTACTACATTAGCAGCTAACTCAACAATTACAATGTCGGGTGCAGCTACTTTTTCTAGTACTATCATTGTACCTGAACCATCAAGTTCAACTCACGCAGCATCTAAAAACTATGTTGATACTAAAATTTCTTGGTCAACACCTTCAACAATTTATCTTACTAAAACGACTGGTTCAATGTCCTATGCTTTTGCAGCGGGCAACATTGCTGGAGATTCAGTTTCATATAGTTTAATATCTGGTTCAGTACCAGCAGGCATGAGCCTAGCATCAAATGGTCTTCTTAGTGGGACTCCGTCTGCAACATCAAATACTACTTACACGTTTACTTTACGAGCAACTGGCGGATCGCCTACGCAAAACGTTGATAGGGCATTTACCTTTTATCTTATAATACCGCCTCCAGTAGGCCAAATTTTGTATGAAGGATCTCAAAGCGGTACCAATGGCGGTGTAACAGCATATACATGGGTTGCACCTGCTGGTGTTTCCACAGTGAGTGTGGCTGTAATTGGCGCAGGCGGTGGCGGCTATTATGGGTGGGCTGTGTGCGGCGGATCAGGCGGCGGCATGGCATGGGGAGCAGGAATACCTGTCACCCCAGGGTCCAGTTACACAGTTCAAGTTGGAGACGGTGGCTGCTGGAGCGGCAACGGTGGCGGATATTCATGTTTTCCAAACTTTATGGGCGGCGGCGGTCGTTGCGGATGTTGCCAAGGATGTTGCGCCTATGGCGGTTCGTACACTGCTGCCTGCGGTAGTAGTGGTATGGTAGCGTATCCAGATACAGCCGGAGGTGGCGGTGGCGCTGGCGGTTATGGCCCAACTAACTGTAATGCAGCCACTTCTGGATATCGAGGATGCTACGGCGGTGGTGGCAGCGCAACCAGCCACCACTCATCAACTCACGGCACAGGAGGCGGTGGCGGCACAGGCATCCTTGGCCAAGGTACAGACGGTGCATGTGGCAATCCCGGCACAGGCCATGGTACATCAGGCGGTGCCGGCCAAGGTGGATCCGGCGGAACTTGTGGCAAATACGGAGAACCATATTCAAACGGTCAGGGTAACGGATTTGCCTGCGGTGGCAACTATGGTGGCGGCGGAGGCGGAGGCGGAACCGGCCAAGGCGGCGGCTGGGGCGGCAAAGGTGCAGTCCGTATCATTTGGGGACCGGGCCGATCATATCCAAGCACTGGTACAGCTAATCAATAATAGAATAACGAGGATAATTACTAATGAAAATATATGTAAAGATTGATGAGAATGGAGATCCTGCATCATACCCAATAACCCAAGAAAATTTAAATCATGTCTTTGGAATGGGTACCGACTGGGATGACGAATTTGCCTTGACGCAAGGGTTTTCTGTAGTTAATAATTCTGAAATGCCCGCACTTGAAACATACACCGAAGTTACAAAAGGTGAAATTGTTAAAAACGCCCAAGGTAAAATTGAGCAGATGTGGTCTGTTACGGAAATTTCACGAGAAGAAAAAATAAGAAGATGGATTCTAGGCCCACGAGAATATTACTTAATATCTTGCGACTGGACTCAACTCCCTGATGCTCCAATTAGTGATGAAGAAAGGGCACAATGGACAATTTATCGAGCAGCTCTCAGGAACATTACCGATACTACTGATATTGATATCTTAAAAGATAGAATTGATGTACCCTGGCCAGAGCCGCCGACAAAACCGTCAAAAGATACCAAGTATGCAATAGCTCCACCACCGCTACCAAGATTGGATCCACTTGCACTAATAATACCACCAGTAGAACCGGTATAATTATTAATAAAAAACGGACTGTATAGTCCGTTTTTTTATGATCAAGAAAAATATTTGTACCCTAAATTTTTATCCCAGTTAATCCAGTGTCTAATGTACCATCTTGCAACAGACCTTTCTTGAATAATTTTTCCATTAGAAATACATGATTTTATATCTTTAACAGTCTCAGCCCATCGTTGATCAGTTTGCAATTTATTAGTAGTAGTAGCAACCGTAGTTTTCCAAAATTCACTATCAAAAGTTGAGCCACCGTGATATGCAAAATTAATAAAATTTTCAATATCCTGTGCAGCTTCAGTTAGTCTATAGTTAACATCATCTATTGAACATTGCCCATAAATGTAATCAGTTAAGTTTCTCATAACTGTACTGTAAAAATAGCCGGATAGCGCCTCCATCGGTTCAAAGAACAATGCGGCATTACCATTTTTAATTATGCGTCCATTAAAAAAACTTTTTGCATAGTAGCTGTTAAATTTAAACTCTTTTAGATTTAAATCTGTAGTATTAAAGATTTTTTCAATATCCGCTACTGCATCTTCTCTTGAAGTAATTTTATCGTTATACAAGTAACCCCAACCTTGTCTAGTAGTTAACGGAATACCAAACATCCAACCGTTGGCATGTGCTTGATGAATTGTAGTTCCCCATGTGCCTGGTTCATTTATGACGTTTACTAAGCAGTGATTAACAGGATCATTAATGACATTGTAATCTGTTAGGTCTTTTGGAGTTCCTCTACAGTCGATTACAAAATCAAAATGGTGGCTGACATTGTCAACAGTAACAGTTGCTAGATTAACAGTACTAGTAAGATCAGTAACTGATCCTTCTATTGTTTTAAATCTATCGCCCCATATTTTTTTAAATCGACCAAAACAAAAATTTTTTAATTTACCATTGTTAAAATGCATAGCATATTGCGGTGGATGCATTAGGGAAGTAAAGTCTGTATCTCTCCAATTCTTCCAAGTAACTCCTAATTTTAGTGTAGCATCTAGCTTGTCTGCATCTTCTAGTAGTGTAAAGCCAGCGCCTTCGAACAGCACTGTAGGAAATCCTGGATCCATCGATTCACCTATTTCTAGAATTTTTACATTCGGATCGTATATTGCAGTAACAGTGTCATCCTCATTACCTAGCCAACGAAGTGCATGACTCAATGAGGTTATACCAGCAGTACCTACACCTATAACAGCTATTTTCATAATTCTTTTCCAGTTGGGTTATCAAAGATTACATAATTATGCCACTCGGGGTGATCATTATGCTCAAACAAATTAACAAATTCTGACAGAGAAATATCGAAAGCAAGGGTAATTCGTTCGGAGTTAGTTGTACTATGATGCGGAGTAGTGTAGTGCGGAATATTATGTTGAAATAGTGTAATTTTTCCTATCCGATTATAACTAACATATATTTCTGGATCGTTAATTTGATTTATTGGATTTATATAAACTGTACTAGTATCTTCACATTGCACTGTCACGTGCCCGCCTAAATATGACCATTCATCGGTTGAGTGGATATGCGGACACATTTCTTCACTTTCTCGCATTACATTGGCCCAGCATTGTATCATAACATTTGATCTAGGCACATTATATGCTTGAAGAAATTCTAAATATTTCTCATGTATTTGAACTTTTAATTTTTCTATCTCTGGTTCTGTCCATGAAAACACATTAAATGACTTCCAGCGCGAGGTTAAACTATCATTACCTAATCCGGTATACGCAGCAGTTGTTGGCGGAGTTGTGTTAATAATTATCTTTTCTTTTTCTAAGATTATATTTGCAATTTTTTTAAAATCTATACCCTCAATAAAGTTTTCAGCAAATATATAATGGTAAATTGGGGCAAACGGACTCTTAGGAGGTTTGCTTTTAAATTCTGAGAATTTCCAATTACTATCTCGTACAGTACCATTCATAATAACGTAGCCTTGTTGTACAGTTACTTATCAGGAATTCTCACTCCTTGTTAACATCGTGATAAGTAACTGCATAGAGGAATACAAATGCCTAAAAAAATCGAAAATATTGTAGTAGTTGGCGGCGGCAGCGCAGGTTGGATGACTGCTGCCACCTTAATTAACTTTTTTCCAAATAAGAAAATAACAGTAATAGAAAGTCCAGATGTTCCAATTGTAGGTGTTGGTGAAAGCACACTAGGCGGTATTAGGCATTGGATGCATGCCTTAGGAATAGACGAACAAGATTTTATGAAGTATACTAACGCTTCTTATAAAATGAGCATTAAATTTACCGATTTTTATAATAAGGATGCAGGGTCATTTCACTACCCGTTTGGTACTCCTGTGGGAGATGACGTAGGAGGCGGTGTAAAAGATTGGCAGGCTAAAAAGGTATTTTATCCTGAAACCCCAGTTGAAGATTATTGCAGAACGTATTTTTCAACAATGCCAATCATAGAAAATAATAAATTTACTAATGATCCCACCGGCTTTGATAATTATAGACCTGACACAGATGTAGCATATCATTTTGAATCAGTTCTATTTGGTAAATGGTTATGTGATCATTATTGTATTCCCCGCGGCGTAATCCGTATTCAAGATACTGTTTCCAACATTAAAACTTCAGACTCTGGCATAGAAAAATTAATTATGGAGAATGGTGACGAAATAGTTGCTGATTTGTTTGTTGACTGCACTGGATGGAAAAGTATGCTATTAGGCGAAGCACTAGCGGAACCTTTTATTTCTTATGCAGATATGTTACCTAACAATCGTGCATGGGCTGTGCAAGTTCCCTACGTAGAAATTGAAAAAGAATTAGAACCCTACACAAATTGTACGGCTATCAATAACGGATGGTGTTGGAATATTCCGTTATGGAGTAGACTTGGTACCGGGTATGTTTACAGTGATAAATTTGTTAGCCCTGAAGATGCTAAGGAAGAATTTAAACAGTATCTAATGAGCGACAAAATGACTGTGCCACGAACTAAAGAGCAGGTAGAAGCGTTAACTTATAAAGATATTACTATGCGTATTGGAATCCACGAACGCACTTGGGTTAAAAATGTAGTTGCAATTGGATTAAGTGCAGGGTTTATTGAACCTCTTGAAAGTAACGGATTATTTACTGTACATGAATTCCTATTTAAAGTAGTTGCAACATTGGATCGAGAAGGATACGTAACACAATGGGATCGAGATGTATATAATTCTGCAACCTTGGAATTATATAACAATTTTGCAGAATTTGTAGCAATGCA